CTTTGGAATGCCCAAGCGCCGCATGATCGATTTGGTGATACTAGCTCGAGCAACCTTCGTTCCTGCAGGAGCATTGGGAATATACACATTTCGACCTTGAGGTATAAATGGAGCCTGACCAGGGAACTGAACCAACTCTTTGTATAATGGTCCAGGCTGATCATTTACGATCATATCTCCACCAGGGTGGTAATTTGTTCCTTTGGCATTTGGAATAGCTGTCTGTCCAGTTCTTCTCCCTCGATACTCGACATCAATTACGACATTTTTGCTATAAACCTGTGCAATTGCGTTTTTCGCCCTTTCAACTTCTGAATAATCCGCCGTAGCATGTAAATGTTTCGCTCCAACACTAGTTTCATTGTAGTTTCTGATTTTGGATTGCGCTGTATTGATATTATTGACAACACTTGTATTATCGCCAAACAACTTCTTCAATTCTGGACTTAATTTGTTGTACTTCTCTAAAGCCGACTGAGTCTGCTCAACCGTCAGCTTAGCTGGGTTATCAGCAATTAGGGTTTTAACTTCTGGAGGTAAAGCATTCCAATCAGACAGTTTCCCTTTAGTATCAAGCAACTTGTAAAGAGCATCTGTATTATCTACACCTAAAGTTTTCCTATCAGAATTATAGGCATTCCATAATCCCATCTCTTCTATTGTGTCATATAAGTTGAGCATTGCTTCATCATTGCCCACAAGAAGCTTTTTGTCAGTAAGATAAAGATTGTTCCATTTACCCGATTCACCCATTGCAATGGCAATTTCTTCTTTTGCATTTGTGGAAATATCAGCGTTTTTAGCCATGAATTTCAGCTGTTCCCAACCTTCATCTGTCGAAGCCATGTCTTTCAATACATCAGCCATGTTGGTTCTGACTTCACCAGTTTTAGGATCGAGAGCCATCTGATTCCACTGGATATCGGCTTCTTCGGTGCCTTTAGCTAACATATCAAGATTTTTTGTTGTATCATCGACACTTGAATTCACTAAATCAGCAACTTCATCAACGGTCCATCCATACTGCTGCCAAACAGATGACATTTGTTCCAAACTGTAGCCTTGTTCCAACCGTAGTTTTGCTAAACCTAATATCATAGATTCAGAACTATTTTTATGTTCCTTATCCAATTCTTCAAGCAAAGCTTTTTGTCTTTGTACATTATCCTTAGTGCCTTCGATAATCGCTTTTCTATTCTGTTCATACTTCTCTTGTTCTGTATTTAAAGCTTTTCCAACACTATTTGCTCGTTCCTCAAGTTGTCTGTCAGTAAGCTTGCTTAATTTGTCTTGATACGCAGATTCAATTGCAATTCGTTGTTCAGATGTAAAGCCAGCAAGTTTTAGCTGCTTATCTGATAACTGATTATAGTTTGCTTCTATATATGCTCGTTCCTGATCAGATAGTTCTCGGCTATTTTTACTTGCATCAGATAAAATTTTGTTGATACGGTCAACTCTTTTTTTTGCTTGATCCGCTAACTGCTCACCATATTTTTTATCATTTTCAGCTTGCTGCTTTAAACTATCTTGAATGCCTTGGTTATCAACATCCTCAGCATTTTTCATTTTTCGTTGATATTCTTTGTCAATAGTTGCTTGTATAGAGTCAATAATTGCGTTGTTTGCTTTAATGGCTTTATCAGCCGATCCTTTAACTCCATCTGCATATTCATCAATGTACTTGACTGCCTTTTCCCGTAATTCATAAGACTTAGTAATCACTTTATCTTGTTCTTCGGTTACTTTAGTTCCCCACTTAGCTCCAGCAAGTTGGTGTTCGTCATATGCTTTTTTACCAAGATAAACTGCTCCAGCAACTGCACCTAATGCAGCAATACCTATGGCGACTGGTCCAGCCAAGCCTGCAATTGCTGTGCCCATACCGGCAATTCCTCCAGTTGTTGCTCCAGCTGTTCCAGCCCCAACTGCTGTTGTTGCGGCTGTTCCAACACCCGAAATTGAAGTTGCTAGGCCACCCAACGCTTTCTTTTCAGCTGCATCAGCTGCAAGTTTGACAATACCCTTTGAAAGTTTTCCAACACCTTTAGTGACAGATCCAACTATAGAAATACCACTCCCAAGTAGTTTGAGAGTTGGACCAGCTGCGGCAGCTATTAGTCCCCATTTGATAATGTTTCTTTGTTGTTCTTTATCTAAAGAGCTGAAAGACTTTGCTAGATTACCCAGACTTTTAATCAAAGGCTTAGAAGCTTCAAGACCATCTCTTAATGCATCAACAAGTGGACCCCCAAATTCAATAGCTGCATCTACTACTTCATTTTTCAACATCTTCAATTTGGATTCTGTTGTTTCATACCTTTTGCCTGCTTCTTCAGCAAGAGCCGTATTTTCGCCAAATGCTTTATTACCCATCTCAACTGCACCAGAGAAAACACCGCTAGCATTAGCAGCTCTTAGCAAGCTATCTCGCAATCGAACTTCTTTGATATCCATATCATCTAAGACTTTAATAGCAGATGTTCCGTTTTCTTCAGCTTTACCAAGACCTTCAACAAATTTCATGATTGCCGTGCTTGGATCATCTTTGAACATTTTTGAAAATTGCTCGCCAGTTAGTCCAGCTACGTCAGCAAACTGCTCCAATGAGGTTTTTGATTTATCAGCTTCTTTGTACATCTTCTTCAATTCAGACGAAGTGAAGCCCATTTCTTTAGAAACACCAGTTAGTTCCTTGCCACCGTTTCGAACAGCAGAAACCAATCGTTCCCATGACACACCTTGATCCTCAGCATGTCCCTTTAACTCTTCAAAGGCTCCGGTCCCTTTTTCAACAGCCAGTTGCATTTGAACCATGACTTTAGAAAAGGCAGATCCACCAGCTTCTGCTTCAACACCAACCGAGCTTAACGCAGCGGCAAAACCTAAAATGTCCCCTTCACTCATTCCTACTTGGTGTCCTGCTCCAGCTAAACGTAATGCCATTTCGGATATTTCTGATTCGGTCGTTGCAAAGTTATTTCCCAAATCTACAATAGCTGAACCAAGATTGCTAAATTTATCTTGAGACATTTGTGTTATATTAGCAAAACGAGCCAACTCAGTAGCAGCTGTTTCAGCGCTCATGTTTGTTGACTCGCCTAAATCGATCATTACTTTAGTAAATGCTGAAACATTTTGTGTTTGAATGCCTAATTGTCCTGCAGCCTCTGCTACAGAGGCTATTTCTGAGTGCGTTGAAGGTAGTTGCTTAGCTAAATCTCTCAAACTGCTCTCTAAATCATCGTATGAATACACTACATTTCCGTTACTGTCCACAACTTCGTCAGAAGTTTTCTTGACACCAGCGAAAGCAGACTCCCAATCAATAGCTGCTTTTGTAACTGCTGTTGCTCCTGCAACTAATGGAAGAGTAATTCCTGTTGTTAATGTTGATCCTACACTAGATACCACACTGCCAAACTTTTGGATTTTCTCGCCTTGTTTGATGAAAGCATCGCCCTGTTTGTTAAGCCATCCAGTAACTCCATTCGTTTCAATATCAAGACGAGCTAATTGGCCAACAGTAGATTTTAATTGCTGCTCGTAGCCAGCTAGTTTAGCTTGAGCATCGTTATACTTTTGAGCTGCTTTAGCAGTTGTCGAAGTAGCGTTACCTTGAGAATCTAAAGTCTTGTCGTAAGCTTGTTTTAGATACCCTAACTCATTTTTTTGAGCATCAATAACTTTGTTTAAAGCTTGCTGCTTAAATGCGAGAGCATCTATTTTTTTGCCGCCTGCATCAGCAATCTTAAAACCTGCTTGCATTTCTTTTGCTGCTGTCTTAGTAGCACGAGTAGCTCCAGTTAAACTACTAGAAAAAGCTGTAGTGTCTAATCCCAGGGTAATCAGCATCTGCCCGAGTGGTTTTCCATTTTGAACCAAGTTTTCTCCTCCTTTCCTTATCTATTGATTTCCTTAAACCAATCTTCCATAGAGACAACTTCTCTTCTATTGGCAGAAGGTTGATTGCTATCGGTGTCCGAAAACATAATTTCATCCAAGTATTGAACATCGGTTTCTAGAATTGTGTTGATGTTCCATCCCGGAAAAGTTAGAATAGTTTGTTTCATAAAGTTAATTAGAGAAGAGTAAAGTTCGCTTCCCTTTAGACTTCCTTTTTTGGGTCATCTTCCTCAACGACATCTGTTTTTTTCAATCCCAAAACTCGAAATAAAATGATATCCATAATAACGGTATCTTCAACATCAATGCCGTTCAAAATTGCATCGGCTGTCACTTGCTTGTCATCAAATAGACCAGCGACAAATTTTGCTCTAAATTCTGTTAATTCTTCAGATGTAGCAGGGTTAGGCTTTCCGTTTCCATCGACTCGTTCTACTAATTCAGTTTCTTCTCGCACATAGTCCAATCTTTTTTTGAATGGTACAAAATCTTGTGTAAAAGTTTTGGTTTTGCCATCTTTCATACGAAGAGATAACTTAATTTCTGTCATGTTCTTTCCTCCTAAAATAAATCAAAAAAGGCTAGTCAAATGACTAACCTTCAATAACAGTAATTGTGCATGTAGCTGTTTTTGCACCATCTTTTGTAGTAAAAGTAATATCAGTAGTCGCACCCACTGTTGCATCAGCTTTAACTGTGACTGTTCCACCACTCACTGTTGCTACGGCAGTATCAGAACTGGACCATGATCCAGATTTATCACTTGCGTTCTCGGGTAATACATTCGGTGTCAACTTAACTGACCCTCCAACAGCAACATCTGCTGTCGATTTATCTAAGCTTACACTCGAAACTGGAATAGGCAGCGTTTTAAAGGAAGGAATATCCACTTTCGAAGATTCGCTATCTCCTACAACACGTGTTGCTTTGTACTCCCCGGCAACTACACTTTTATTTGCTTCTTCTCCAGTAATTGTTAAAGGCGAAGGACCTTCTTTTACAATTGAATCACCTTTATATATTCTAAATGTCTCTACCATATTAATTTCCTTTCTTATGATAAATTGATAACTGCCCCGTCAGTTGTCGGCGTGACATTGCCAATCTCAGGGGAAGTTACTCCCCCGCGGTGTCAAATAATTCCGCTTCAAGGGCTGTAAATGATTCATCCCCTACAGCAAATCCTACAGTCTCGTTATCGTCACCAATTTTTTTAGGAATAGGAGCGAAGGTAAATTGATCAGCCTCTGGTGTCGGAGTTGTTCCTTCTTTTGTATTCGCGGTGATAGATTCACGTCCAAATTTTCCAGCATATAATCCTGTTCCCATCTTTTCACCACGTAACGTTGATGATTCAAACAGAACTGCACAATAAGGCGGTTTTGTTTTCTCTCCAGCATGATAAACGCCATTCGTTGCTTTTGTGCGCCCTAATACTTCGTTTTCAACCTCAAAAGGCAAGTCTAGAGCACTAAAGGTAGCAGCAACCTCACCAGTTCCCTCTTGAATGATAAAATAAGGGATATCTGATCCATATACTTTGACTGCTTCTGGGGATAGTCCCGTAATTTCGAAAGCGCTAGTCGCGCCTTCATTTGTCTTCCCTTCGATTACATACTTTTTAGCGGGAACTGGCTTTAAACTTTCATCTAAGATTTGAATTGTCGCTCTTTTAAAACCTACTAATGTCATGCTATTTCCTCCTTGTATGAGTGTACTGTCTAATCAGTACATGAATATTTTCATTTTCCGAATGCGGTCTATCTTCCCCATATATTTGAAAGAAATCCGCTTCTTCCATCCCTCGATCTAATTTGTCGTTCAGTTCTTCAATATCTGTTTTCCCTAGATCAATAAAAGCCATTACCTGAATGCGATAGCTTCTTGAATGGTATTTGTCTGATCCGTGAGATCCGTTTGTTTCTCCTACATTTTCAATCTTGAAATATGGTACTTGATCTAAGCTTTGGTATTTTTTTGGTACTGTATAGGGAAAGAAAAGATTCGAATCAATCTCCGGAAATATTCTCGGCAATATATTTACCGCTACTTCCGCAACTGGCGTCATAATCCTAATCCTCCTTTTAATTGTTCCATATACTCTTGCATTACAGCTTCTGCTTCGGTATCAGCAGTTTTTTCTATAAAATGCTGTCCACTTTGGAATTCAGAACCCATATTTACAACGTGAGCACGGAAGTAAGCACCTCGACCATATCCAACATCAACATCACCATTATCTTGAACCGCGCCTACTGTTACTGTCTCTTCAAGTAAGATCTTTCCAGTTGATGCATCAACTGGAGTATTCGCTTCTAAAGCTTCTCCAAGTTTGAAGCCTGCCGATTTTCCTGCCTTGCGACGGATCTTGCCTTCAACATCGGCAATGGTTTGTGCGACGTTTCTTTCTAAATCGCCAAGATCGATTGTTACACTCATCATTCCACCGCCTTTAGTATCAAAAGCATAAAATCCTCGTTTTCAACATCTGGATTGATGTCAACAATGTTATATCGAACTCCCTTTATACTAACTATCATATCGGGAGTGACTGTTTGTTTTTGCTTTTGCCGAATCACAACGTTAACAGTGTTTTTATATGAAGTATCTTCACTTTTAACTTCGGTTAGATATTTCTGTTTGTATCCAAACCAAGGCCTCATCACCTCAACGTAATTCGGTATTTTTGTCCCATTAGGTCCTATTTTAAAACCATCTTGTTTCAAAAACTGCGCGCGTTTAGTGAGTTTTCCTGTACGACTAACCGCCAATAGGATCACCTTCCTTAAACACCTTATATTCCGCTTTTAATAATGAAACCAAGCTTGTATATCCCAAATCGAATTCTCGCAAGGTGCCATTCATATTACTTGATTCAATCGTTGCCGATCTAGCTTTGTAATAATGGTCAGCAAGCATTATGGCAGCAGTGTTAAGCAATTCCACAATCTCGTTTTCTTGAACATAGAAAGAGGGCTTGTCTCTTCCGAGTGCCCCCTTAATCGTTCCGATTGCTGTTGTAAATGCTCTAATCACTTCTTTGTCATCATCATCCGTATCAATTTTCATTGCAGCTTTGATTTCTTCTAAATCTTTTTTGGGATCTAACATACTATGAGCCCCCTTATTGAAGCTCTATAACAGCTCCATCAGTTGTAGGATCTACCGATAGAACTTCAGGGGCTGTTATTTTGACACTGCAGCCAGACGGAACGCAGATGCTAGTTTGATACGATGGTCAAACCATGCCGTTACAACAAACAAATTAATACCAGTCTTAACGTCTTTGTCCTGTTCGTATAACGCATTGATATCATAGTTGAAATGAGAATATGAGAAGTCACCAATGACTGGAGTAACTGCTGCATCACTGAATACAACCGGTTTACCTAAAATTTGCTCTGGTTGTGCAGTGTATAATGTAGCATTTCCATTCGCTAACGTTTCAATAATTTCAAGATAGTCAGCATAACGCATAACAATTTTTGCATTTTCTCGGTAGTCTTCATGCAAATCTGCAACTGCTCCTTTGATGGCTTTATACATGTCAGCTGCTTCGATTTTTTTAATGTTAACGACAGTCGTATCATAAAAGCTCATATGTTCTTCACCAGTTTTTGGCGTTGTTGCGAATGCTACTTTTCGTTCTTTAGCTGCCACCCCAGATTGCAAATTAGCTTCTACAGTAGTAACAAGATTAGTGTTTGTTCCCAACAGAATGGTTTCAGAAATACCGGTAAATACTTTGAATTTATTGCGTGTAAACGAAACTGTGTCACCTGTTGCTTTAAGTTCTTTAGCTGTTTCTTTGTCCGCAATAAAGTCATCGTCATCGAGCGTGAAAGTAACTTTTGGAATTTCCAAATTTGGAATGCTTGTAATAGTTGATAAACCGCGAAGCTGATTTTTAACTACTGGATCAGAGATAACATCATTTGCAACAGTCTTAGGCAAGAATTTACCTCCACCTGTACTGTCGTCACCTAATACTTGGTATACATCTGTTGGCACTGCTTCTTTTGCCATAGTTTTGCGGATTAATTCAGCTTTAGCATCAATTACTTTTTGTTTAGGATCGCTTGATTCTGAAAAGTTGCCTTTTGCTAAGCTGGCTTTCTGCTCGGCTTCTAATTGGTCATGCTGATTTTTGATAATTTCAAATCGTTGCTGCAAATCTCCCTTTGTTTGATTCAATTGATTCAATTCATCCATAGATGTTTTCGGATCAGCAGCTTTTTGAGTAATATCGTCATTTGTTTTTTGAATTTGGTTACCAATTGTAGCCATATCTTGTTTTAATTCGAAAATTGTTTTCATTTATTAAAGTCCTCCTATAATTGCGCCAATCAAGGCATTGTTTTGTTTTGCTTCTTCGATCATTTTTTGTCTAGCTTTTTCTTCGTTTAGCGATTGAGTCGTTGACTCAAACTCTTTAGGAACGTTGTTATACTTTTGAAACAATTCCTTGCTGACACAAGCAGCAATTTGCACTGTTTCTGTAACTTCGTCACACAGCCCAATTTCTAACGCTTCAACTGCTGATAGCCATGTTTCTTCATCCATGATTTGCTTGATCTTTGCTTCGCTTAGCTTGTCGCCGCCTTTAGATAAGTAAGTGATTACTGAAGACTCTGCGATTTTGTCTAAGTCATCTGCTTGTTTGCGTAACGCTTTAGCATTGCCTACGCTGTAGGTCCAAGGGTTATGAATCATTAACATGCTGTTTTCAGGCATTACTACCTTGTCAGCACTAGCGACAATCACACTTGCAATTGAGGCAGCCAAAGCATCTACATGCGCTACGACCGTCGCTTTGTGTTGTTTCAGCATGTTTCCAATTGCAATTCCTTCGAAAACAGACCCGCCAGGGGAATTCACATGTAAATTAATCTGCTCAATATCACCTAACGCCTTTAAATCTTTTTGAAAACTAGCCGCTGTCGTGTCGGTGTCGTCCCATTTATATGAGACAATTTCTCCATAAATTGAGATGTCAGCCTCTTTTATATTGGCTGACTGCTTCACTTCCCAAAACTTTTTCACTTTTCCACCTCCCTTCAAGGCAAAATAAAAAGACCTAACTTTTTTCAGTTACGTCTTGAGTGCTTTTATTTGATTTTCGTAATGTAGGATCCATTTCCAATGGATACATATCGCCGGATATCCATAATTCAGAGGCTTTGCCGCCCTTCGGTGGTAACTCTTCAAGCATTCTGACCTCGTCTTGGGCCATCCAGCCGTCTCTAATTGCTCCATGATAGAATGCCTGTCGTGCAGCTGAATCACCTCTTAAAAGAGCATTGAGATTGAATTTAAAATAAATACCATTAATACGCTCTTTAGAAGTTAAAATCTTCTTGTTGAATTCTCGTTCATACTGTTTAACAATTGGAGAGAGAGTCATATTAACAAACAGTTGCATTAGTTGCTCGTTCGAAGAAAAACTATCGCTCGATTTATTCAGGAATACCCCAGGTACGTTATAAACATTTGCTATTCTATCTCTTGTGATATTCTCAGATATCTCCATATCTCCAGCCACAAAACTTCTTGCCATTTCCTTGATTTCAACACCAGGTTCTTGAAATAGCACTCCACCATTTTCTTCATAGAATCGCTTGAAGTCTTCGACTACCGCTGTCCTTTTCTCATCATCTACGTTCGCCGAATAAGTCAATATGAAAGAATCTCTCAAAGACTGCATTTCTTTTAAAGAAAACTGTCTAACTGCTTTATCGAACTCATTTGAGTTCTTCAAAACTGCAATCGGGCTTATCCCCTTCCAATTTCCATTTCCAGCAATGTGTCTTACATGAATAACGTCAGAATTATGCAAATAGAAGGTTTTACCATCACTGTTTACTTGGTACCACAGTTCCTTTGATTGTTGTTCAATTACTGGCTCAACATAATTTGGATTGAAAGGAACTAATTTATCAAATTGTCCTCGAATATCTCTAAAAATCAATGCATACCCATTACCGTTAGTGTTCCTACTGACTTCTAAAACATTTATTACCATATCTAGAGTTTGATTAGGGTTTGGATAATAAACGAGCTTATCCATTTGTTCATCAAATTGCTGATCGTAGTTTTTGTACTTTTTAAATGGCAAACTGGATAAGGTATTAGATAATCTTGAAACAATAGAAAAAATATTTTCATTTGTTTCAAGTGTTCCATTCTCAATTCCAAAAAAGGTACGTCCGAACCATTTAGTAAAATCGCTCTTTGTAGAATAATCATTGATAATCGATTGTCTTACAAACTCAGGAGTCAATTTATTGACTACCTTTTGAAATATATTCACCGTTCCACCTCCCTTCATCGCTTCAACATGTCTCTCACAGATATGAACCCAACATTCCCATTCCCTTGAGGCTTAGCAAACATCTCGACCACAGAACAATGACTGTTTACCAAAGCCGCAAATCCATCGATTTTACGAGATTTAGATTGTTTTGTTGGCATCCAATTTCCATTCCTATCTTTGATTAGTTTCACATTACTCAAATACCATCGAAACATCTTTTTTCGGTTATAAATTACTTTTCCAGATAAAAACATTTCTTTGAGGTGTTTCATTGGTCCACCCAATGTTAAGTAACCTTGTATTGCTTCTTCCATAACAAAACCGTAGTCAATTAGCATCTGATTCAAAATCAGGCTATTTCTTCGGTCGTATCGTATTTTTGATATTTTATATTTCTTGGATTGCTCGACAAACCAATCGAAAACATATTGATAATCCACATATGATCCAGGAGTTATTGTAAGTGAACCTTCTTTAATCCATGCATCTAGCCTCTGTTGATTATTATCTTTATCATATCTCGCTTGACTTATCCAACTATGTTCCAAAACCGCAATTTCACCAGTTTCCAATAATGGGAATTCCAAATCCGCTGAGGTAAAATCTTCCGTTTCAGCTAAGTCATATCCGGCTACCGCTTCTCTACCAACTAAGGTTTCAAAATCTATCACCTTCTCGTTTTGATTTATTGTCTGCATATCTAAGAAGGATAATTCGTCAATATCAGAGAAAAGGTTAAACTGTTTCGTTATCCAATCAGCAAGCTCTTGTGGATTTTTTTTATCTTGTTTGTAGTCAGTTATTAAATTAACAACATCCATTAAACACAGGTTAGGATTTGCTTTTATCCACATCTTAGGATTATCAGCTTCTGAAGCATTATCAAGTTGTGCTAAATAGTAAAAGAACCGTTCATCTAGATCATCTTCTAAATGTTCCAAACAATCCTTTCCGTTTTCATAGAAATCCATCAAAGGTCCATCTAAAACCGTACCTGCTGTAGTAATATACATTATCAGTGGTTGCCGTCGCATTCCGCGAGATCTTTTCATGACATTTATTAAAATATAATTGACGAAATCATGAACTTCGTCAAAACATCCGAAATGTAAGTTTTCTCCATCTTTTTTCTTCTCCGCTGACATCGCAACCATAACGCAGTTCTTAGCTGGAAACTTAATTTCTCTTGCCATTGCCTTGAACCTTTTAGTTAAATATGGTGAAGCTTCAATCATTGCTTTAGCTTCTTCAAACAAAATATTAGATTGCTTCTGTGAGTTTGCTAGGATGTATACATTAGCCCCATTCTCTCCGTCCTCCCCCAACATATAGTTGGAAAGTCCTGATACAATCGTTGTTTTACCGTTTTTACGTCCTACAAATTCTAATGCTTCACGATATTTCCTAATACCTGTATCTCTGTGAACCCATCCATAAGTTCCGCCTATAATAAAATGTTGCCAAGGTTGTGCAACAATCTGATTAAAATCTCCTTTAGATGGCTTACACTTCTTTTCGAGAAAACGAATTGGCCTGTGCGCTTTTTCTTCGTCGAACACCCAAGGAAAACCATCAGTCCCCTGTCTTTTCAGATCTCTAAGGTGCCTTTTTGCTGCCAAAATAACCAATTCACTTGCAGGCATTTGAGGATCCCAAGGAGACCATTCTTGTTGGTTTGGCAAGTTACCGAAGTCAATAACTCTTTCCGCATACCATGTTGTAAGAAGCTCGGGATAAGGCTCTAGCAAATAGCCTCCCCAACTTGCCATCCCATTTTTAAAGTCCTCCCACCAAGCTTCTAGCTCGGTATAAGTCATATCAATAATTGGTTTAGTAGTCATCGTCATCATCTTCATCTTGAGCCATTTTTATAGCCAGTTTTGCTCTTGCTGAAGGTGATAGTCCTAAGTCACTACCAAAAGAACGCATATTTTTTGAACAAGTATCAAGTTGCTTTATCAAAGGATTACCGATAGACTCAGGATTCTCAGCCTGAACTAAACTTGCTTGTGCTTGGAGTTTCATATGTTCTGAGTACCAATAGCAATACATCGCTAAGGGATAAACATCCCCATTGGTGATCAATTCAATATGGAGCAATTCTTCTGACAAAAATTTAAAGGCCCTAACTGCTGTATTATCTAACCAGTTAGGAGCCTTTATTTTGTCAGTGCGCATTTGAAGCTTCTCTTCCGCTTCAGCGCGCTTTTTTAAATCCTTGGTATTCTTTTTGTTTGGATTACCGTTTAACAATTGTAATTTTGCGCTTTTTGCTGGTTGCGGCATCTTATCACCTTCTTTATAAAAAAATATTGAAAACGATATCAATAGTATTATAATAATGATATCGACTGAGATACGTCGAAATATAACTAGGAGGCATACAAATGGGAGAATTATACAAACCTGGCGAAGACAACAAACCCAAAGGAACTTATAAAGAAGTTGGTCCTCGCGGCGGTAAAGTACCAGGCGGAAGAGAAGTAAATATCGATCCAGGCGATAGATTACCACCAACTTCTGAAAAAGGGAATAAATGGGAAAAACAATAAAACCGTCTGCAGATGATCAATAAGCTTGGTCAGCTCTTTCTTTAAAAAAGTTGAAAAGCGGTAATTTTGTGAAGGAAAGACTGCACCGTTCTTCGCCGGCCCTCCTAAAAACTTTCGACAGTAGGGGGGCTATTGTTGTTTTATCAAGTTTTCTAGTCATCTTTCATTATTTGCAAAGAATTTAACCACATTGATTTTAGCCTTTGCTTTAGCCTTTCCTCCACTTCGTTCTGGGTGTTCTCGGTTATGGCAAGCATCACACACTAACTCTAGATTGTTCTCACACCAGAAGAGTGTAATATCTTCCCTTGCTTCTACAATGTGATGGACCACTGTACCTCTTGTGTATCTCTTACGTCTCTTACACTCTTGGCATAACCCAAAGTCACGCTGGATAATCGTCTTTCTTAGCTTCCTCCACCTAGTAGTTTTATAAAGCTTATCAATGTCGTCTCTTGGTCTTGCATAGCGATTCATTTAATATCATCACAATTTAAGATGCAGTTTAATTTCACATTCCATACCTCCTTAACCTCTCTGCAATATGCGGATCACTCTTCCAGCCATGCCCGATGTATATCAACCTATGTCGATCGATATACTCGCCACTAAATTGCTGATAGCATTCAAGCAATGTGTGCTTTGGTTTCAACTCCGCTTGTCGGATGTTCTTATGCCTAAGTATTCCTACTGACAGTTGGATATAATAGTAATATCTCGGCTTAGATGTCATACGTCACCCTCAACCTTTCACTATCATATTCAAACAACTGCAGTACTTTTTTGCCCATCGTCCAACCGTTCTCGATCTCGTAGCTGTCATTCGGCTTAATGGTCCCTAACTGACGATGGATCACACCTTGATAGTCGTTCGTCTGCTGCGTGTGGAAATGACCAGTGATTATCTCTCGTGTAGTTGCCTTACTCCATATATCGCTAAACTCAGTAGCAAACAGCATAGGTAAATCCTTCCGCTTGCCATACTGCCCATGAGTAATCATGATCGCCACGTTATCCAACATGAACGCTTGTCGATATTTGTTGTGTGCGTGTACTTGGATGTCCGGATACTTGGCTTCTAGGTATAGGAGAAACATATACTCGATCGATCCGCTATGGTTCCCTTCAGCATGTTCAACAGTCACTTGCTTCGAATGTCTCACACACTCAGTAATCAACAGGTCAAAAAAGGAGCGAGCGTCTTTAATCGCTTGCTCCATATCCACATCATCTAGTTGTGTGCCAGCCATCGTGACTGACTTCTTGATTTGACTACTATGAAATAAATCTCCTAGCTGACCAATAACAATCTGCTTATAGCCTTTTGAGATAACTTCGATCATTCTAGCTAGCTTATCCTTTAGATCCTCTAGCTTAGTAATACCAAAATGCCAATCAGCCAAACCGATGAATAAGTTTCTTTCGCCTGTCTTGATCGAAGTTAGTTTTACTGGTTCGATTGATTCGTTGAAGGCTGCTAAGTTAAATCCTTTAGGTTTCGGTCTAACAACTATCTTCGACTGATAAAGCTGTATAAGTCCATCTACTTGGTTGTTCTGTTCCCAGATATTGTTTGTCGCTTGGACCAGTTCCCAATTTTCCGGATCATAGCCGTGCGCTTGTAACACATAATTAGGATCTTTTGATTGCTCTTCAGTCATACGTAACTTGATAAGATTTGTTTGCGTGCCGTCTGCTTTGATTTCAGTTGATGCTACATTTTGTTTTAGTTTATTAGACTTCTTCACGCGCATATTCTTTTCGCTCGGTGGCAACTTCAACCTGGCACGTTTACTCCTAACGCTTGGCCAAGAAAACTCTTTGCCGAATTCCTCTGATAGCTTAGGCGCTATCTCAATATTAGTTAGTCCTTCATTTGCCAATTCCGACAATCGCTTGACCTGCTGTTCCGTCCATTTAGTAATGATTACCACCTCGCTTTTCTGCAAAATAAAAAGCCACTCGTTATGAGTGACTAGGGTTCTATGTAACAAGTTTTCGCTGACTGGCAGTCGGGATAACTATAAACCCTAATAACTTTAAACATATACTACTTTAATAGTTAGAAACTGATTTCCCTGTCATTTCCAGCTCCAAATCGCGTGAAATAGACTTTTCTTGTATCAAAGTTAACATTGACAATGTCAAAAGCATCTTCTGTTTTAGACCATAAAGTTCTTAACGGCTTAATATCACTAACAGGTTCACCGCTTTCAGCCAATGAACATAATGTCTGAACATAGTTTATTCCATTAACCTTAGCGTTTCGATCATTATGATGGTGACCATTTAGTACACAGATTAATCTATTAAGAGGTTTGCTCTTAAAATCATATTCAACGGTAGTTTGGTAGTAATCTGCAGGAAAACGATTATCCAAGTATGTTGTTGTAGCACTTCCTGATGAACTACTTTGAAATGCTTCAAGAATACTCTTTACCACAGATCCATTCATCTGCTCATCTGCTGCCGTTGGATAGATTGTTTTTGCTAAAGATTGATGCATACCAACTATTACATAATAATCATTTGGTACAGTCTTAAGTGTTTCGATCAAAAATGCTACTTGCTCTTTTCCAAATCCACTTCTTGAACTAATATCAACAGACGCTTTGCCATTATTTACAACAAGAGGATTATCGAAATTATTCAACATAATTACACGTACTTTTTTATCCGTGAAATCTTTGAAATAATAGTCTTTCTTTCCATCTGGTTTTACAATTCCATATTTTAAAAGTGGCTGCATAAACACAGGATAACGTTTCTCAATATCCAGCAAGTCATTTGGATTTAAGCCATTTGCATTAGCATAAATACCATTAATATCATGATTTCCCAGTGCAAATAAGGAAGGTACCTCACTTGCAAAAAAGACTTCGAATGCTTCACTAAGTGATCTTAATGTGCCAGTACCATTTTCTGTACCATCAACAATATCACCAAGATGAATTCGGCAATCAAGATTTACAAGATTAGTAATTCTATTGACATTTTCCAAATGATTATTTCCATGTAATTTTTCGTTCACTCGATTAACAGGTACTCTTTGATAGTGAGAGTCCGTAATATTTACAAAACAAAAGTCTTTATCTGTCATTTTTTTCTTAGCTTTCAAAGCTTTATCCGCAATCTCTTCTCGGAAATAATAGTGACCATTATCGGTTACTTCTTGCCATAAAATATAGTTGTCAGTTGAAGCAGGATCTGAATAAGCATTACGTATACCAATGAAACTTCTTTTTTGGAAGAAATAATCCATTCGTACTGTTTTTCTCTCACTCCAACCATTAATGATTTCTATACTACACATCCCGGTTAGATTAAACGGACGGTTCTTGACTGTATCTGCAATACTACCAGTATAGAATCCAGAGTTTAATTGCAAAATGTCTGTGAAATTACTAGGAAAAGATTTTGGTTGTCCACTTGCTTGTACTAATTCATATACCATGTTCTAATCACTCCTTCACTAAAATAAAAAGAAGCGAATCTTAAAGGACTCGCTTCACCATATTCATCAGAATAAAGGTTATAAGAAATATCTATATTATTGATCTTATCCTTTACCTGATAATACTATTTTACCCCTATTGACAGTGAGACAACTATACGTTTTTGTCTCAATTTAATTGATTTCACCAATTCTTCTACCAAAATCGAATAATACTTTTTGCCGGATCCGATAGATTGTTGGTTTGCTGTATCCGTGTTTATCTCCGAAAGATTTCCAATCCATCCAGCTATCTTCACCCCAGTATTTTGTCTCAATCAACTGTCTTATTTCCGCACTTTGATCGCTTAGAGTTTCCTTCACAGCTTTCTTCCACAATTCCCGATTCATAATATAAGGATCAGACATTTCCTTGATTACTTGTGACTCAATCGGATTGCTCATAATGTTACTCCGACCTCCACCGATATTTTCATCGACTTCTCGAAGCTTTAACTCTTCCTTACGAATAGCAATCTCTTTGTTGTATGCTGGATAGTTAGCAAACTTTCTATCCAGCTCATTGATTAATGAATCATTCTTTCCCAATCACTTGCCCTCCTCATTATCCAATCTCTTACCAATCACAACACCTACGAATATAATCGCAACAAATGCCACGAATCCTAACACTATAAAAGTCATTAGTTACCCTCCTGCTTCCATCGCATCCCGAGCTAACGGATCGCTTTTGAAAATTTCATATTTCCTTTGCACTTCTTGTAACTGCTGTTCTAGCTTCACGATCTGCTTTTGTTGGTCAATTATTGTATAGGATAGCCAACTTAGGCCTGCGATCGTTAGCAGTATTATGATGATAGAGTGACTAGTTTTCATTGGCTTGCTCCACAATGCCGTCAGAAGTACTAAAGTATTCTTTATCTAACAAGTCTTGATTTTGATAAATGTTTCCTACTACCTCTAATCGGTTTCTCGCACTCATCAACTCTGTATCATAAATATGCTTCCCTTTGATTCTATATGCACCGCTATCCATTCTGTAAACTTGTACATAGCTGTGCCAGTAAGTATCACTGTAATTAACGGATGAACTTGTATGCAAAAGGACATCCCCTTCAAAAATCTCCACGCCGTTCTTGTCCTTTAAGCCAGTGGATTGCATGAGGGCGACCTCATCTAAAGGGAAGAAATTAGAATCTCCGTACTCCCAGTGGTTAATTTTGATTTTCTTTCTAAAAAAATCAATGCTTACAACTTCTGTCAAACCTAATCTTTCATCCCAACATCTAAATTTTGGCACCATCTTATCCCTCCTGTTTATTGGTATTTTCCATTTTACAAATACCCACTTTTTGCTGTTGTCATTTTTTTACCAAAATGGCAAAGTGCTAACATCGCACGTGTTGGTATAGTATTTTTTTGCTTTAAGTTGCAAAAATGACCTATTTTTTGTAATTTGGTTGCAACGACACATTCTGCTATTTCGTCGTTTAATCAACTCGCTCTACATGTGATTGACATATTTGTATTCACACTAATTCGGATTTCTCCTTACAAATATTTTTTAGTTATCTCCAACACTTTCATAACAGTTTCTAGCGGAATAGCATGGTTACTATCTAGATTGTGAACTATCTCTGGATATACATCATCATCTTGAATCCATAAAACCATTTGCTTTTTCCTATCGTTAAAATCAATAGTTATATTGTCTGTAGACATTTGGAATGTAATATTGCTGTCTAGATCGTATAAGTCCATGCTAAAGTTTACCAAGTTATTGAACATCTCTCACTCCTTAAAATGGAAGGTCTTGACTATCAATATCGATAGACGAGTTGCTGAATGGGTCTGATTGAACGTTGTTGCGGTTTTGTTGGTTGCGAGTGTAATTATTCGTTTGACTATTTGAAACGCCGCTACCTTGTGTATTTTGGCTAGAATCGGCTTTCTTGCTTTCTAGCAACTGGAAGTTATCAGCTACGACCTCAGTGACATAGACTCGTTGTCCTTGTTGGTTATCATAAGAGCGAGTCTGAATCCGTCCTGTTATTCCGATCAACACACCTTTTTTCGCATAGTTCGCTAATGTCTCAGCTGGCTTTCTCCAAATAACACAATTGATGAAATCCGCTTCTCGCTCTCCGCTCTGATTCGTAAAATTACGATTCACAGCTAATGTGAAGGTGGCAACTGCGGTTCCGTTGCCTGTGTATTTCAAATCCGGATCTTTCGTTAGTCTTCCGACCAAAGTTAAATTGTTTATCATTTTGCTTCCTCCAGTTCAATTTCAATTCTTGGGCAATCCTTATCCACTTCAAACCGATGCTCAAAGTTGGCTATCTCGCCCCAACCATCATTTGCGATCATTCTCGCTTCAATCATTCCGTCCAAGATAAACTTGATGCCGAACGCCACGTTGTCTTTATCTTTGCGCTTGTTTTTGCAGTACCAAGTGATTTTCAAGTTGATCGGCGTTGCCACTCTAAGTCCTGCTGCTTTCGCCATCAAGAATGCATAGCAACATTTTTCTGTGTTCTCTTTTTTCAGCTTGGCTCCTGCATAGCGGTTCGTCCGCTGGCTATTGATGAACTTGTTCAAGTCAGTCAATTCCCCAGGAATTACAATCTTTTTGTTATAAGGCATTTCGTTTATCCAAGAGGTCCAAAGTTATGACCGCTATATCCCTTTCTGATAATTTCAATTCTTGTGCAACCTCCGTTGGCTTCATACCAGAATCTAAGAGTGCCGCTGCTCTCACGAGTAATCTTTTAGGGAAATCAAATCGCCACCCGTCTAAGCAAATCACTTTCTCCATGTCATCCGCCTCCATTTTTCAAACTGATGTATAGCTGCTGCGCCTCTTTCCAAAGTTCATCTGTCGTGACATCCATGAAATTCTTTCCAAAGTGATTGCTGTCTACTAACCGCTTTGATATAAGCAAATGTCGATACATGAGCATGAACACTCTGAATTTAGCTTCCGCTCCAGTCGATTCTGTATCGCCTGTCTCTTTGACATAACCAGTCATAGACTCTAGCGGAAACTTCATCGATTCTTGATGTTCAGCAGGCAAAAGGTTGAATATCAATTTCACAGGCTTACTAAAATCCCTCTGTGTCTCCGACATCTTCTAAGAACCTCCTTAAATCTTCATCAGTCACTTTTGGCTTGTTGCTAGAATAATCGACTGGCTCCTTCGCCCAATCTGGCAGTTGTTCTTGTCGAGCATACGATCGTGCCTGCTTCTTAGGTGTTTGCTTATCCTTTCTCGCCCAAGCTCTTATGGTTGCTAGATAATTTTTGTAAGTCTTACCAGACAGCTCACAGTATTCAGAAACTCGATCGATTCGTTGCTCCCAATCGTTTGGAAACTCTTCTTTGAGTTTTTCAAGTTGTTCATCATTCAAAAGAACATTTTTATATTCACCGTATCTATGGCGAGGGGGAGTTTTCTTCTTTTTCTTTATTTCTTTTTCTTTATCTATTTCTCTCTCTTTATCTATTTCTTTATCTATATCTACTTCTTTATCTATATCTGTACCGTCACGTGACGTCACGCTAACGTCACGACTAGCCTCGAGTAATTCTTGCTTTTTACGCTCACGGTATTTCCTGTTTCTCTCAGCATTCTTTAGCCTAACTTGCTCCATTCCTTCAATATTCTGATGTTTTTCCCAGTTGCTAATAGCAATCAAGCCATCATTGTTAAGATCAATCATGTTGAAACCAGCAAGAGTTTTGAGTGCTAGTCTTACTGTGTTAACATTCTTTCCAAATAGAGTTGCTAACATTTCTTCTGTGTAGGGCATATTCCTTTGTATATAGATCAAGCCATCGTCATTGGTCTTACCTGCTAGCACTAGAAGTCTTATCCATATGACCAAGATTGCATCTGACTCAGGAACGGCTTGGATTAACCTTATTTTTTCATCGTCAAACATTGTCGTCTTAAGCTTGATCCAACTAATTTCTGCCAACTCCTTACCCTCCAATCCTTAATTTTATGATTTCATCCTGTTTCAATTTGATGCCTATAACGTGATACTTCTTCTTAAACTCAGTAATCCCCATTTGATGCTTCTCGGTATGATGGGTTCTGCAAAGTGCTGCAAAAGTAAATTCTGTGTGATCAACTTCTTTCCGCTTACGCCTTCCTAGGGCTTTTTCAAAGTGATCGATGTCAGCGTTCTTTTTACCGCAAATGCAGCAAGTCCTGTTTGTCACGCATTTATAGAAAAAGTACTGTTCATTTTGTGGCGGAATCTCATAGCCCTCACGGAATGGAATGTCATTTGCGAAGATAAAATCTAGTATCAATTCATCTAATGTTGAAACTTCATCGACTGTGTTCTCCGATTGATTCGACAAGCTGATGTTCTTCCCTGTGAAGTATCGAAATTGCCAATAGAACACGTCTTTAAGGCTTTCTAATGGTTCGCCAGTGTAAATGTATATGTCTTGCATTAAAGCGAATGTGAAGCGTCTCTGTTCGACTGTGAACCCTCGTGGGTCTTTGATGAATATTTCCGCTTGTCGCTCGCCGTCATATCCATCAAAGATTGTTTTGAGTCGTTCGATGTTAAGCGATTCTTTGAGCTGCAAAGTAACTTTATCTCCATCAACATTTGTTATTTTTGCTAGATACGAAAGATTGTTCATTCAAATCACTTCTTGCCTTGATAGTATTTTTCCAGTTCATTCAGATATCTAGTCAATGTCCCGAGTTGTTCTGTGTTAACCTTGCTGATATCTACTGAGTAACCAATTTTCTTTTCCGTAATCTGGTCAAAGAAGTTTTTGCTTTCAAGTTTCGCCATACCAGCAATTTCATCAGATCGTTTTTGCAAAGCTTCTTGTTGCGATTTTGTAATTGGCTTAGGTGTTGCTTGCTTAACTTGCTCGGTATATTCATCCGAATCTGCATCCTTGGTATCATCAATCTGATAAAGTCCGTTCATTGCATATTTACGGGCATAAGATGAAGCTGTTCCTGTTATTTGAGATTCATCCATTCCCTTTTTAGCAAGCGGTTCTCTAGCATATGCAGTTGCAATTTCTTCTTCGCCAGTTTTTACATCCTTGATTGATGCAGTTGCTTTAATGTAATGCCAATCGCCTATCATTACTGGCTCATCAGAAAGTTTTGCAACTAGTCCATATTTATAGGCAAGAGGTTTAACAGCTTCCAAAATATCTTCGGCACTTCTGTAGTTGTACTTACCAAAATTATTTCTTTGGCTCTTGGGAGCTTTCAATTCTGTTATCAAAAGAGATACTCTCTCTAGAAATGTTCGTTCTTTATCGCTCAATTAAATTCCTCCTGTCTTTGTTTCAGCCATTCTTTACCACCTACAAGCCGCAACGTGCTAATCATTAGTGATTCGGGTCTATATTCATCAACCATTTTTAAAAAGTTATCTTGTTGTAAAACGTATTTAGCCATAGTTCCGTTACTGTTTTCTCGATACCCTATAAACATCCAATCTGATTCATGAACAATCGTTCCGTTATCGTCTTCATTCCAATGTGCTGACAGGTCTACTTCTTCCTCGTTGTCGTCTAAAGAATGGATATTAGTCATCACATGGCTGGTTTCGTCTTGCATCAGGTTGTCGTAATTTGTTGCGATATAATCTGACATCTTCCCACTCCTCTCGATTTGTGGTAAACTTAGGTATATATTTTTTCGTTTCTGACTGACTATAGCTTGCCGGCTAGTCGGTCTTTTTTGTTTCCAATACCTCGGTTTCAATAAAATTAATCCAATATCTAGCTTTTTTTCCTACCGCTTGAATCGATGCTTCTTGTCTGTTTTCCCAGGCATCAGCAATCGTTCTTAGGCTGCTTATTAACTCAACTGCAATAATGCCCAACTTGTTAACGTTCGGAACTATGCGATCCATGTCCTCGCCATGCGAACCGGTCGCTGATGTGCTACCGATCAGGATTTGGACCAATTTTAAAATTTCATCTTCACTCATAAATTCCCCCTCCGTTTCTTCATCCGTTCAATATTCTGTCTTGATTGAATCAAAGGCTTGTTATACTTGTACCAGCGGTCAGCAATGATTTTGCCAATACGTAGTGCTTCAGCTCTGGTCATACTATTTAACCCCCATGATCCAAATCAGAGTTAACAAAAGTACAATGTTTAAACCAATGCTTAAATATGAAATTGCTTGGAGTTGTCGTGCTTTGTAAAAGTGATTTCTATTTAGACTTGCTAGCCATTTTTTCTTCATGCTGACTCCTCCTTGAAATATCGATCAATCAAAGCGAGCGCTTCTTCTTTTGTAGAGACGGTATGCCACATTGTCGATCCGTTTGTTTCTATTGAGATAGTGATTTTCATGCGGTTTCTCCTTTGGTATAATTGTTAAAAACTGGTGGTGTATTAATGGAAATAAAAACGAAGAAATTTCATTCTAATAGCAGTAATTACTTGCAAAATATTACTATCGAGCTTCCTAAGTTTTGTCCGAGATGCGGAGTTTCGAACAATCCCTCAACAGAGTATTTAGGTATATCTAGCAATCTTGCATATTTCAAACACTACTGTACCGACTGCTCAAGAAACCATTTTTGCTTCAATTTAGTTAATGATAAAATCGGTAAAATGGTAGCTTTATATCCTAACTCTCAGCCTAGTAATCTGCCAAAACTGGTTTGTGATTTTTCGCCTCGATTTGAAAAAATTTATCACGATGCGGAACTTAGTGAGTTTAATAATGCTTTAGACCTTGCTGGTGTTGGTTATCGAGTATCTTTAGAAATACTTTTGAAAGATTTTGCTTTAGCAAACGAACTTGATTCTTACGAAGAAATTGCCAAAAAGACATTAAACAATGCTATAAGCCAATACTTTAAATCAGATATTGATCTACAAACTTCTGCAGATGTGGTCCGAATATTAGGTAACGACTATGCTCATTGGGACCAACATGAAGGGTATGACATCGAGACTTTAAAATCTTACTTACAAATATTCATTCAAATTATCAATACTAAGCTAATGCTCAAGAATCCACCGGTATCTCGAAAAAAATCATAGTTCAATATTGTCTAGATACTCTCTGAACATATTCAGCAGCTTTAATTTTATTTCTTTTGTTTTTATGTTTTTATCAAGTTCACTAGATATAACTTTTTTAGCTTCTGATATTTTTAATCCACTTAATTCCGGAACGATTGCTGAAAATACTTCTTGACATATTTTTTCTTTTTCAACAATTAACTGATTTCTCTTTATCTCATAGGAAGCAAGTTGATCCATAATATTCTTTTTCACCCTAGCCCCTCCTTCCGCGTGGGGTTATTTTTCATCCAATACTCCAGTTGCGATCGGCCACTTCATCAATACCCAACAAATCTGCAATAGCATAGATATGCTCTTTCATCAGCTCTTGAAAGTCTTCGTAAGTTGCTGGCTTTCCGTCCACTTGTAAATTTGATGATTCGGCATACTCCATTGCACTTTTTAGCGCATCTTTGACGTTCTCAAATTCCATTATTTCTCCTCCAACTCCAAAACGTTCAATACTGCAGGCGTTGCTTGCAAATCTGCCAGACTAAAGTGTTCGTAGGTTAGTACATTTAAATAAGCTAAAGCTTCGTCGTAGTCCACTCGTTTAATTGATGTGTAACGGACAACGTTCATGCGTTTCTTAAGCTTAGAGTGAATGCGGCTCATGAACATACCTTTCCAAGCTTTAAATAGATTGCCGCTGTATGTTTTACCTTGGCGCTTTTGATGTTCTTCGGTTAAGCTAATGGCAAGTTTGCTGACGATTGAGCGCAATTCCTTTTGCTCTTCATACGTGATAGTGACTTGCTCAGACATTTTTTCATATAACGTGCGGCTTTCATTGACGTGTTCTTTTACTTCGTCTTTCAGTTCAATCATTTCTTCTTTGACATTTCCCATTTCACGCAACAAACTTACCAGCGCTTCACTTTGTTTGCCTTGTGTTTCTAATGTGTGGATCAATGCGATCGTGCTGTTTTCCATTAATTGATTACCCATGCTACTTCTCCTCCGATTTCTTGTTTGATTTGTTTTAATAATTTTTCAACTCTGGAAATTGAATCCGTGAGTTTTTGCTTTGTCTCATCATTCGCCCCAGCGATTGCTTGTGAATCGTATACCGTTACCGCTTGTTCTTTAACAAATTGATTCATATTGATAATGAGTTTGTGCACACTGATATCGGCATCACGTTGTAGACGTTTTAGTTGTGCTTGTTCTAGTTCATCGGTTTCAACCTTCGCTTTTTCTTGCAACGCTTTTTCGGAATCCGCTATCCGCTGTTTCAAAGCTTCTTGTTCAGCTTTAAGCGCTTGGTTTTCTCTGGTGATTTCATCAACGATCTTTGTAGATTGCTTAAGCTGCTGATAGTCGTCTGGAACCTTTTCGACAATGACTTCTTTTTCAATTACTTCCGTTTCTTGCTCATTCAGATCATCAATCATCTGTGCTTGTAGTTTATTTTGCTCATCCTTAGCTTTTAGCTGCTTTTCAAGCTCTCTGTATTCTTTGGTGGTTTTTATATCACCCGAGAGCACCATTTCTACTGCTTCTGGTTTAGCTGACGGTTTAGATATTTCTGTTTTGAGTGTGGTTGGTAGTTCTTGGAACATTTCGATTTGTTCGTATTCGTGCATTTGATGCACAAATTTGGCTTGATTGATATAGTTGTAAACAGTTCTCTTTTTTAAGCCGATTGACGTGAACCACTTTTCGAAGGTTCCTGTTTTATAACTTGCCAGCTTTTCTTGTGCTTCTATAAGTTTTTCTCCTAATTGAATCGAGCTATTCAAAACAATTGATTGTAGTTCTTGTTCTTTTAGTTTTAAAAATTGTGCAGTGGTATCATCTACTATTGAATAGTCAAAATTTGTTGAAACTTCATTCAATGTCATTCTCCTTTCTTTGGTATAATTGTTTTAAAAACTGGTGGTGGTTAAATGTCAATTTATGACGCAGTGATAATGCTGTTCCCTTTGTTTAACAAGTATTCTTTTTATATTTCAGTTTTTTTGTTTTTCTTTTGGCTCTACAAAAGAAATAGTAAAAAATATATGAAGAGAGTTGAAAATAAAGCTAAAATACAGTATTTACAAAGAGTTTTTGATATCCATAAATACAATGAAGAAAATCCAAACCATATGGTCCAGATAACTTCGAGCTGGCTAGACATTTACAAATATAAGATTTCTCAAACTGATAACACTTTGTTACTTTCGTTAGTCTTTGCTTACATTTCGTTTAATTCAAAATCGTTCACTGAGAATACTAGCGAGGATTTTTTCAAGTTTTTAACTATTTCTACAACGCTATTCCTATCTGGCATAACATATATAAAACAAAGAAAATAGCAGCCAATATTTTAGATGGAGATATCTTCCTTGGCATGAATTCAACAAGAATCTTGGGAGTCTGCATATTCTCATCATGAGTGATATTGATATACCGAACTCTGTACTTTTGGTCGAAATATTTCAGACTTTCTCTAATTTCATCTTCATCTTCAATTCGGCACTTGAGCGTAACCAACATGGTTTCTTTGAATGCTTTTACCAATTTATACCTTCTCCTTTCTTTGGTATAATTTCCTTATCAGTCAGCGGTGCTTCCCGATCCCGATTTTGTGTTCTTCCATAAAAGCATCGATATCTCGAACATCATATTTTGGGTTGCTCTCATCATCAAATACGATTTGCTTCAGTCCTCGCTTAATCCATGCATTCATAGTCTTTGGACTTGTCCCAGCGTAGATACAAGCCTCACGCTGATTCAGGTATCGCTTAGGAACGTACTTTTTCAAAATAAGTTGAATAGTTTTTTCATCAATATCCGGCATGGTCTCCCTCCTATCTCAAAGTTCATACATCGCTATAATCGAATCGATAATCTTGTTAGCTTCGGCGGATGTTCTCTTGCCATTTAAAATTAAAGACAGGTAGCTCTTATCGATTCCAAATCTGTCTGCAAGCATCTTGTATGTTAGGAAATTTGAATTTTCAACATATGTTTTGATTTTTTCTCTATCTTTTTGGGTAATTTCCGCAATATCAGCCATACTAAAACTCCTTTCTCATTTACTTGTAAACAAATTTAACAACAATTATCTAAACTATGTTGACTTTATTAGATTAATAATCTATACTGAATGCATAGTTAAATAAGACATAAACAATTGATTTTAAAAGCTTTCTTGGCGGTTGGCATTTAATCATCAATGGTGTTTTTGTTGTCTGTTTGGTTGTTAAACTTGTTTACAAGACATAGTATAGATTAATAATATATATAAGTCAACTATATTTACATTATTTATCTAAACTTTTTTTGTAAGCATTCAGAAAGGTTGGTTTATCGATGAATACTTACGAAATAATAAAGGAATTAGCAAAAGAAAAAGGAATATCCATTAGACAGCTCGAAATGAATTTCGGGTATTCGAATGGATATTTAGGAAGTTGGAAAAGACAAACTCCTAACTCTATCGAATTAGCTCGTTTAGCTGATTACTTTGGAGTCTCTGTAGATTACCTCTTGGGAAGAACAGATACACCTCAAAATGTAGAAAATAAAGATGAATATGATGACTTAGTCATGATGTTTCGCAAAAATGAAATGGAAATACCTGAAGATAGACGTGATGAGTATAGACGCGAAGTGGAGAAATTGATGGATTTTGTTAAATTCACAATGAAAGAATTAGACGAAAAGAACAAAAATAAGTAGGTGTAGTTGATGGATTTTGAATTGTCGGAGCGTATCGAAAACAATAACGTGCTAATTAATAGATTTTTATTAGAAAATGATATAAACCCTATCGAATATAATTGGGAAATGTATTTTAAAAAATTTATAACTGATAGAAAAATCGAGTTTATAAATACCCCTCCCAGATTATCCCTAGATTTTTATTCTGGATTCACAGTTAAAAGTAAATATACGACAGCAATTTTTATTAATCCGAATATGGTTAAAGCTCGTCAGCGTTTTAGTGCTGCCCACGAGACGGACCACATCATCTATGATTTTGATGATAGTCAGCCTACTCAAAAATTTTTTAACGTAGAAGAAAATACGGCTTTCTATACTGCAGAAGAACTCAAAGTTGAAGCGTTAGCAAATGCAGGAGCTGGAGTTAAAATGCTTCCTGATATAACAATAGTAAAATTTATGGAGACAGACATCTCTTTCTGCAAAATGGCAGATATTTTAGGATTATCTTATCCAGCTTTATATACCAGGTTAGTACAATTCTGCCAAACTACATTGAACTTAAATGGTTCATCAGCGACGTCACTTGTTCAAAGGTTTCAGTATAATAAAAATGATAAATATTTTATAAATCAACGTCTTTCTGGTTGGGGAAATACAAAGAAAAAAGAAATCGAATATACCTATCAGAACAGTTTATAAAAAACACCCCTACCGAAGTTACAGCTTCGATAAGGGCAACTCATTTCTGAGAGATTACAAAATTATTATATCAAAGAAATGAGGAAAAGAAATGAAAAAAGTAGTATATGGCTTGCTATTTGTTACTTTAGTGCTTTCAGGCTGTGGCGGTCAAGGTGGCGACGGTGGTGATGTTGAAGAATCTAGTTCTTCGTCAACGATTGCCGTATCCTCTAGCAAAGAAGAAGTAATTGAGTTTAGTGTATACCAACCTCAACATTACTTGGAAAACAACAATTTTAACTTATCTGGAAAAGCTGATCCAGAAAGTAAAATCACTGTAAATCAAGGCAATGAATTAGTAAAAGAAATAGAACCAACAGCCTCTGGTTCATTTAGCATGACAGCTCCACTTCCAGAAACGGAAGATACCACATACGAAGTATCAAATGGAAAAGAAACGAAAACAGTGATTGTAAAGTCAAAGGCGACATTAGAGAAAGTTGCTGCAGAGGCCGAAGCAACTAGAAAGAAACAACAGCAAGAGAAAGAAGAAGCTGATAAAAAAGCTGCTGAAGAAGCAGCAGCGAAAGAACAAGCGGAAAAAGAAGCTGCTGAAAAACAAAAAAAAGAGGCTGAAGAGGCTGCAAGAAAAGCTGCCGAAGAAGAAAGAGCTAGTTATGATACTGGAATCACATACGAAAACTTAGCGAGAAACCCTGATACTTATTTAGCTGAAAAAGTTAAGTTTTCTGGAAGAATAATTCAAGTGATGAAAGGTGAAGAACACTCTCAGTTCCGTTTTGCAGTTGACGATAATTATGACCAAGTACTGTATATTGAAATATCGGAAGATCAACTATCAAACAATCGTCTTCTAGAAGATGACTATATTACTATCAGAGGCACCTCTTATGGAGAATACACTTATACTTCTGCTTTAGGTGGAGAAATAACTGTTCCCGGAGTAGTAGTTGATTCATTTGAATTAAATTAAACAAAAAAACACGCCCCTCTTTCCTGATAGTCAGGGGGCGTGCAAACAGAAAATAACCAATAGGTTACGCCTATTGTAACAAATTCTAGGAGTTGAAGCAATTGGCTAAGAAAGAACAGGATATCCGAATAAAAGAATACGTCAAAAAAAATGGCGAAAAAGCTTATATGTTTAAGCTGTATCTTGGCATTGATCAAGACACCAAAAAACCAATCCGCACTACAAGACGCGGCTTTAGAACTCAAAGAGAAGCACGTTTAGCAATCGCTGATTTAGAACTAAACGGATTATCAAAACCAGAGTCTGAACCACAAATGATTCATACCTATGAACAGATATATAATCTATGGTATGAGGAATACAAAACAACAGTTAAAGCTTCAACGTTACTAAAAACAGAGCGAGTTTTCAAAAATCATATACTTCCAGCATTTGGTAATAAACCTATACAAGACATCAAACCGATGGATGCACAGAATCAAATGAATATTTGGCACAAGAAGCTTGTGCGTGCAAGCATGGTTATGAATTATGCTGGATTGGTATTTGATTACGCAATAAGAATGCAATTGATCAATATGAATCCAACAAAAGTGATTAAGAAGCCTGTAAGGAAGGAATCTGTTAGAGAAGACAAAGATATGAATTTCTATGACAAAGATGAGTTGAAGAAATTTATGGCAGCTTTAGAAAACAACAACAATTTTAGAGCTTTTGTATATTTTCGTTTGTTAGCATTTACCGGAATGCGCAAAGGAGAATCATTAGCGCTGAAATGGTCTGATATCGATTTGGAAAAACAAACATTATACATAAACAAGGCTGTTTCGAGAAGTGCAACAGGGCTTTATATTCAAACGCCAAAAACTCCTTCTTCTATTCGAAGAATCTCAATTGATGACAAAACTGTGTCTATATTACAAGAGTACAAAAAAGAGTCTCCAGATGGTTTAGTCTTTCAAAGTGAAGATGGAGGAATATTATCGCCTGCTAAACCGAGAAAATGGTACCTAACTGCCATGAAAAACTTGCCGGATGATTTCAAACAGATATCTATTCATGGCTTTCGTCACACACATGCATCATTATTATTTGAAGCCGGTGCTTCTATTAAAGACGTTCAATCAAGGCTTGGTCATTCTGACATCCAAACTACAATGGATGTATATACCCACGTATCAAAAACAGCAAAAGAGCAGTTAGCAAATAGGTTTAATAATTACGTTGACTTTTAATCGTGGTAGTCAAAATGGTAGTCATTTCTAAAGAAGCATTGTTCTATCAATAAAAATGCGACTCCCGCCATCTCCATAGACTAAAATCGAGAAGATTTTCGTAGTTTTTCC